AGATGCTACTCCTGCTGTAGAAGAGACTCCTTCATCAAAAAAATCTTCAGATAATGAATTAGTAGAAATTCCTATAAACGAAATAAAACCAGACGAAATTAGTAAAGCTACTAATATAATTGCCGATCTTATAGCTTCTAAAATAATAAATAAAATGAAACTAAATTTAAATTCAGAAAATATACAAAATATACAAAATGGGTTTGAATCAATTAAAGCAGTATCAAATACAATAGGTAAAGATGAACATGCTAAAAAGGTAATACAAGAAGAATCTAATGGAAATCAATCAGATGCGGTGGAAACTAATGGAACTCAAACAGATGAGGAAGAAGCTAACAGAATAAAAGCAGCAGCAGATCAAGAGGAAGCCGATAGAATAAAAGCGGCTCAGGAAGAAGAAGCTAATAGAATAAAAGCAGCTCAGGAAGAAGAAGCTAATAGAATAAAAGCTGATCAGGAAGAAGAAGCCAATAGAATTAAAGCAGCAGAGGAAGAAGCTAACAGACTAAAAGCACAGGAAGAGGAAGCTAACAGAGTAAAAGCACAGGAAGAGGAAGCTAACAGAATTAAATTAGCAGAGGAAGAAGCTAACAGAATTAAATTAGCAGAGGAAGAAGCTAACAGAATTAAATTAGCAGAGGAAGAAGCTAACAGACTAAAAGTAGCTGAGGAAGAAGAAGCTAACAGACTAAAAGTAGCTGAAGAAGAAGAAGCTAACAGAATTAAAGCACAAGAAGAGGAAGCTAACAGAATTAAAGCACAAGAAGAAGCTAACAGAATTAAATTAGCTCAGGAAGAAGCTAACAGAATTAAATTAGCTGAGGAAGAAGAAGCTAACAGAATTAAAGCACAGGAAGAAGAAGCTAACAGAATTAAATTAGCTGAGGAAGAAGCTAACAGAATAAAAGCAGATCAAGAAGAAGCCGATAGAATAAAAGCAGCAGCAGATCAAGAAGAAGCCGATAGAATAAAAGCAGCAGCAGATGAAGAGGAAGCTAATAGACTAAAAGCAGCAGCAGATCAAGAAGAAGCCGATAGAATAAAAGCAGATGAAGAAGCAAATAGAATAAAAGAACCTGAAGAAGCTGCTAATAATAATGTAAAAACAACAAGTGAAAAAAGAAGAAACCGTAGAAAGACATTAAAAAAATCGAAAGAAGAAGAAAAAATAAACATTAATGGAGGTAGAAGAACTAGAAGAAGAAGAACCAGAAAAAATAAGATATTTAAATAAATGGTAAATATTTAATTACATCATTTTCATAAATAGTAGTTTTATAAGCCTCATTTGCTCCTTCAACATAAACAATATCTCCTCCAAATACTTTATTGATACCATATTCATTTGATGCGTTTTTTCCTTTAACTTTAATAGGTAATTTAACATTATTATGTTGATTACTTATACAATAATATTGCCACATATCCCGATTTGAAAAAACTGGCCTTCCCATAAGCGGTAATACATTATCTTTACTTGTTCCTTTTAAAGGTGTTAAAATTCCAACTTGTCTATAACTAGTATCAATAGCACCAACATTTGTAGAAATATTAATTGGAACTCTTCCAGGAGGTACTAAGTTTAATTGTGGTATTATATATCTTTCATCCCGCAAAGGTGCGGCATATGGATCTAATAATACATCACTAACCAAATTATTATATGGAAAATTTGGCATTCCAAACCAATTGTTATATCCTGGATTCTCTCTAGAGTTATCTTTAATAACTATTTTTTCACTAGAATGTGAATTATTGTTTATTTCTATTTTTTGTTTAAACAAACTAGAATAAAATATATAAAATATTACTATTATAACAAATATAACAAAAAATATAGTTACATTTTCAATACAGATTACACCTGGAGGACATTTTTTCATATTATATAAATATAAATATAATATAAATCAAATATTATTTGTTGTTTATTGTTTTTTAGATCCAGCCGTAAAATTTTTGGCTAAATCCGCAATATTATTGCCACCTGTTCCCATCATTCCTTTTGCTTGTTCAAGCATAGGTCCAACAGACTCCATTAATGGACCCATTTGCTGTACTAAAGGTCCCATACTTTTCATAGCTTCAGCAAGTTGAAGTTGTTGTTTCATCAAATTTTGCGTATCACCCGTCAATTTTTTAATACCATCTCCTCCAATTATGTTATTTAGTTCATCATAAGCATCCTCGATAGTTGAAGCATAATCTATATCTGATTTGCTTTTTTTATTACGTCCGACTTCAAAAGATTCTTCAGTTTTTTTATTATCGCTAGACGTATCATTATTAGATGCGTCTTTTTCAACCGTATTATTACTTGCGTCTTGACTTGAGCTTTCACTTGAGCTGGCGTTTTCCATTCCTTCTTTAGTAACTTTACCTAATACAAATAAATTAACAACAAAAAGTGGAATACCTAGAATTAATATGATATTATTGCTAAAGTATTTAACTAGACCAGCTACTAAAAAGAAAAATATAATAGCATTATAGTTTCTATAAACTAAATAACCAATAATATTAAATAATGATAATATAAAAATAGATCTTAATAATATACTACTTGTTAACAATTTAGAAATAGTGGCTTTAAATTTCATTATATATACTATTTTATATTTTATTTTTTGATTCATTAATTTCATTAATTTTATTATTATAGCCAAGAATTGATTCTTGATTAATATCTAAATTTTGCCATATAGTATTTATTGTGAATAAGTTGAAAGTTATTTGTCTTTGATGTACAAAATTAAATTTTTCAGATTTTTTATATTTTGTTATATTTTTAAAAAATGGGTATTTTTGAGTTAAACTAAATTTATTTTTAATTAATTCTAATGTTTCTTTATAATTAACCAATAAATTTTCATAATTAATTAAAATATAATTTTTAACTTTTGTTGGCATAATGTTCATTAAATATTCATTTTTTAATTTTCTTAATTCAAAAATATTTTTATATTTTTGATTTGTTATATAATTTAAATCTTGAGTCATTACACTATATTCATGTTTATTACGTAATTTATTATTAAATAATATAGGTTGAACTTTTGAAACTTTTTCATTTTCATCATTAATAGAATAAAATTCATTAAATAAAAAATTATTTAAATTTTTTTTATTTATATTTGGAACATGATATAATTCCTTTGAAAAACTATTTATCCAATATACAGGATTTCTTACTATTCCTATATAAAGAGTATCATCAAAATTCCTGCTATCATATTTATTAAAACAAAAAAAATGTTTAGACCCTTGTTCCAAAGAAATTTCTATATCAAAATTTTCTAAAATTGCGTTTTCAAGAAAGTTAGTACCACTACATCTTTCACCATATATAATAAATTTGTTAATTTTTGTCATTTAAATATTTAAATAATTTTTTTATTTTTAATAAACTTATCTTAAAAATTATTTTTATGTATTTTTTTATATTTATTTGATGATGATGTTGAACGCTTTTTATATGATTTTCTTTTAGAAGATGATGATGTTCCATAAATAAATCCTCCTTTCATTTTTTTAGTTTTTCTTGTTTTTCTTAATTTTCTTGTTTTTCTTAGTTTTCTTGTTTTATGTTTTTTAAATCTTTTACCACCACGTAATCCTTGTAACGAATTACTAATCCCTTGAATTAATGCTGTTGTATCTTGAAATTTTTGTAATAATTGACCAGTATTTTCACTTCTTTTAGTTGTTCTTAGTTTTTCCAATGTATCCATAGCTTCACTAATAGCTCTAGTGGCATCCATAATTCTATTAATTAAATCCTCATTTTCCGCTTTTAATTCATCTAGCTCTTGTATTTTTGCTGCTTGTAATGCTGTTATTTCAGCTAAGTTTTTTTCTAATTCTTGTATTTTTGCTGTATTCGCTGAATCGTGTGTTGATAATTCAGCTATTTGTGCATCTTTTTCCGTAATAGATTGTTCCATTGTTTGAATTTGTCCTGTTTTTTCTTGAATTTCACGTGTTAACTCAGCTATTTGTCTATCTTTTTCCGCAATACCTTGAATTTGTGAGTCTTTTTCAGTAGTTGATCGTGTCAATTCAGCTATTTGTTCTTCTAAACGAATTTTTTCATCTTTTAATGGCTGTAATTCTGATGTTAATTGACTCATAATTACTTCATGTTTATCAATTTCACCCTGTAATTCCGCAATTTTTGCTACATTACGGTCATTAATAGTTTGACTATCTTGACCAAGCGCATCTAATTCTTGCTTAATAGCTTGTTTTTCACCTGTTATTCTATCTAATTCTTGAGTTGTTTGATTTATCATTCTCTCTTGTTCTGAACTTCTTGCTTTACATTCTTCTAATTCACGTTTAATTTTATTATAAGTTTCAGCTGCGGTATCAGATATACCTTTTAATTCATTTATTTTTTCATCAATAGCTGTAATATTTTCAGATATGGTTTTCATTAATGTATTACCATTTGTTTCTCTTTCTTGAACTAATTGTTTAATTTTACCAATACTAGTATCAAAATCATTAAGAATTCCTGCCTTTCTTGCTCTTTCATCTGCCATTATATACTATATATTTATATATTTTATTTTTATATAATGATAAATGTATTAACTTTTATTGTCGTTATTATTATTATTATTATTATTATTATTGTTATTATTATTATTAACAATATCATTATTATTTTTTATTATTTCATCTAAATTATGTTTTATTGATTTTAATTCTTTAATTATTTTTTTTTGTTCATATTTTGCGTCTTTTACATTTTGTTTACTTAAATTTTTCGAATTTGTTAAATCACGAACATAATTATTTAATATTTCTAAAGCTTGAATTTGTTCTTGTTTTTGTTTCATTATATAATTAGAATAAATAGAATAATCATTTTTAACTTCTTCTAAGAAATGATTTTGCTTTGATATTTTTTGATATTTAATTTGTTTATCTAATAACATTTTTCTTTTAAAATCAATTAGTTGTTGTAATTGAATAAAACGTTGATCTTTTGATGCTAAATCCATTTCAACTGATAAAATTATTTCCATTCTTATTTTACACAATTATTTTATTATTTAAAAAAGAATTTAAAATCTGTACTATAATATATTTAGGATGTCTACAAAAATTATTGAACCTTTACTTGTCGCTGACGATAATAGATTTGTTATGTTTCCAATCAAACATGATGACATATGGAAAATGTATCAGAAACAAGTAGATTGCTTTTGGCGACCAGAAGAAATTGATTTGACTAAAGATTTAAAAGATTGGGAAAGCTTAAATCAAGACGAACGTTTTTTTATTTCTATGATTTTAGCATTTTTTGCTGCGAGTGATGGAATTGTATTGGAAAATCTAGCTATGCGTTTTATGAATGATGTTCAACTTTCTGAAGCAAGAGCATTTTATGGTTTCCAAATTGCTATGGAAAATATTCATAGTCATACATATAGTCTTCTTATTGAAACATACATAAAAGATTCGGCAGAAAAACATAGACTCTTTAATGCTATTGAACATTTTCCTTCCATTAAAAAAAAATCTGATTGGGCTCAAAAATGGATCCATGATAATAGAAGTAGTTTTGCTACTAGATTAGTGGCTTTTGCTTGTGTAGAGGGAATTTTTTTTAGTGGTGCTTTTTGCAGTATATTTTGGATTAAAAAACGTGGATTGTTACCTGGTCTGACATTTTCTAATGAACTTATATCTCGCGATGAAGCTCTCCATTGCGAGTTTGCTGTGCTTTTGTATAGTAAATTATTAAAAAAAATGAGCAAAGCGAGAATTCATGAAATCATTAAAGAAGCGGTTGAGATTGAAACTGAGTTTATTTGTGAGGCTTTACCATGCCGTTTAATTGGAATGAATTCACAAATGATGACACAATATATACAGTTTGTAGCAGATCGTTTATGTATACAATTAGGTTATGATAAAATTTACAATGTTACTAATTCTTGTGACTTTATGGAAATGATTAGTTTGGAGAGTAAATCAAATTTTTTTGAAAAACGTAACGACTCTTACGCTTTGGCAAATAAAACTATTTCAGATAATACATTTATATTAAGTGAAGATTTTTAAAATATTGGAAATTAATATATATATTATGTTATAATAATACTAATTTAAAGACTAAGTATTTATTATTATTATAAATGTCTAATTTATTAGCGGACTATAAAGAAACTATTATTTATAAAATTTATTGTAAAAATGAAAATATTCTAGATATCTATATAGGTCACACTACATCTTTTTATCAAAGATACAGAGCTCATAAGAGTAATTGTAATAATAAAAATTCTAAAGGATATAATTATAAAATATATAAAATTATACGTGAAAATGGTGGTTTGGAAAATTGGGATATGATTATAATAGAAAAATATCCTTGTAATAATATTTATGAAGCTAAAGAAAGAGAAAAATATTGGATTGAAAAAGAATCTTCACAATTAAATGTAACTATTCCTAATAGAAATAAAAAAGAATATGCACAAATATATAGAGTAGTTCATAAAGAAGAAATTTCAGAAAAAGCTAAAATATATAGAAATAATAATAAGGAAAAAATTAAAGATTATATTGAAGCAAATAAGGAAAAAATTTCTTTTCAAAAACACGATTGGTACGAAGAAAAAAAAGATTATATATTACAAAAAGCTAAAGAAAATTATGAAGAAAATAAAGAACAAAAGATTGAATATCAAAAGCAATACGCTCAGGAGAACAAAGAACAAATATCTCAAAATCAAAAGGAATATAGAGAGAAAAATAAAGAAAAATTAGCGGAACAAAAAAAGTTATATAGAGAAATGCATAAAGAAGAGGCCTCAAAGGCAAATAAAGAATGGCGTCAAGCAAATAAGGATAAAATTAAAGCAACTAATTCAGAAATTATTGATTGTGAATGTGGTAACCAATATTCATTTGGTAATAGACATAGACATCTACAGTCAACAAAACATACTGATTATCAATATAAACTATGTGGAATTATTAAAGAACAAGTTTTAGTTATTGAAGATAAAATCTCAGAAGAAGAAAAAAATAATATTACAAAACAAAAACAAAAAGAATATAGAATGAAAAATGCTGACAAAATTAAAGAAATTAAGAAAATATATAATGATACACATAAAGAATCCAACTCACAAGCAAATAAAATATATTATGAAGAACATAAAAATAAAATTATCGAACAAAGTAAAAAATATGTAGAAGAAAATAAGGATAAAGTAAAAAAATATAAAAATGAATGGTATGAAAAAAATAAAGAAAAAATATTAGAAAAACAAAATGAATTATTTACTTGTGAATGCGGATCACAAATAAAATTATCAAGCAAAAATGACCATAATAAAAGTATGAAACATAAAAAATATATTACATATAATAAATTATAAATTGTATTAAATAATTATTTAAAAATTACAACTAATATTATAAATAATGATTACTTGTAATTTAATGGGTGGACTTGGAAATCAGTTGTTTCAAATTTTTACAACAATTTCTTATGCTATAAAAAGCAAAAATAAATTCTATTTTATTAATGCTGAATGCTTAAATGATGGAAGTACTTGTACTAAAAGATATACTTTTTGGAATAGTTTATTTAATAAACTCAAACCTTTTTTAGTAGAAAAAATTATACCATTTTCAAAAAATATTTATCAAAATGGATTTACATTTAATGAAATAGAAACTTCAGAATTAATTGACAAAGATGTTTGTTTACAAGGATATTTTCAATCAGAAAAATTTTTTAAAGAAAATTATTTATCTATTTATAAAATGCTTGATATAGATAAACAAAAAAAACAAATTTTAAATTTGTTTTATGAAAATGAAAATAATAATTTAAAAAATACAGTTAGTCTTCATTTTCGTTTAGGCGATTACAAGGCATTACAACATTATCATCCCATTATGAAGTATGAATATTATAATAAAGCATTAAGCTTTATTAAAAATAAAGATACAAATATAACAACCGTTTTGTATTTTTGTGAAGATGAAGATGTTGAAATTATTACGGATACAATTAATTTACTTAAAAATGATTTTTCTAATTTAAATTTTATTAGAGCATCTAGTTCTTTAAAAGATTGGGAACAATTATTATTGATGAGCTGTTGTCATCATAATATAATTGCTAATAGTTCTTTTAGTTGGTGGGGTGCTTATTTTAATACTAATCATAATAAGATTGTATGTTATCCTTCTTTATGGTTTGGTAAAGGAATTCCTAATGATACAAAAGATGTTTGTCCATTAGAGTGGGCTAAAATTGAAGCATAAATAATATTTAATATTAATTAATTATTTTTAGAATAACTTTGTAATAAATTTGCTACTAGATTATTATTTCCTTTAGAATTAAATGCTGATGAATCATGTATTCTATGTTTTATTAATATTTCTTCACAATTATAAAATTTTTTATTTTGTTTTTTAAGTCGTAACCATAAATCATAATCTTCTATACCGTTTTCTATCCAATAACATAATTCTTTTTTAATAATAGAACTAGAGTTAATTACAGGATTTGTTTTAGTAAAATCAAAATTATTTAGATCTTTTATAGGAATATCTGGTACAATACCATTTAATCTATTTCCAAAATAAATACATCTTGTTCCAATTATATCATATTCAAATAAATATTTAGATTGAATTTCTAATTTTTTAGGATGCCAAATATCATCTACGTCTAATAATGCTATATAATCATATGAAGAAAATTTAATCATTTCATTTAAAGTATTTGATTTACCTTTAATATTAAAAAAATCAAATACTTTTATTTTGTCAGATTTATTTTCATATTCTTTTGCTTTTTTATAAATATCTGAATTTTCAGAATGACCATTAATTCCAATTATTAATTCCCAATTAGAATTTGTTTGATTTATAACAGATGTAACAGATTCTTCAATAAATTCAATCCCATTATATATTGGAATTAAAATACTTATCATTATTTATATTATATATATAATATATTTAATATATATATATATTAAATATATTATATATTATATATTTTATAGTTATAATATATAATAAAAAATGAATACAGATTTAAGTAATATTAAAAAAATAAATATTACAAATAAAAAAATTTTATTTTTTGGTTTTGGAGGAGTAGCTAAATGTGTATTAAATTATTTAAAGTTTTATTTTGTTTATGATATAAAAAAAATTTATATTATAGAAAAATGTAAAACTACCTTATATGGTCCAAATATAAATGATATTAGGCATTCAAATATAATAATCGATACTGTATCATGTATAAACTTTGATAAATTATTAAAACAAATGGAAATAAAACATGATGATATTATTATTGATTTAACATTTTCCTCAAACACTTATTTTTTTGTAAATAAATGTTTATTATTAGGTATTAATTATATAAATACTAGTATTGAAGATGAAAATGATACTTTTTCTGGAACATCTATTAATTATCAACAGCAAGTTATTAATAAATTATTTCAAGATTTTAAAAATGATAAAAATAAAATTAGATCAAATGTATTAATAGAATGTGGTCAAAATCCTGGATTAATTCAACATTACGTATTATATGCTTTAAATAATTTGAACAAACGAAATAATAATACTATAGAAGATGATTACAGATCTGAAAGCATGATTAATGCTATTAAAACATGTAAAGTAGGGACTATATTGATGTCAGAAATTGATAATATGTTTTTAAAAAAAGATACATCTAATAAAAGTCAAAATAATAAAACTAAAAAAAATAAAGTTAACAAACAAAATAAAATTTATAATACTTGGAGTGTAGTTGGTTTATTACAAGAAGGATTAGATAAAGCGGAAATAGTTGAAGGTGGAACTTTAAATAAATTTATTAAACCTATAATTTCAGATAATATAATTGATGAAAATAAAACAAATTTAGTTAATAGTAAAGATGTTGATAGTAATGTTGTTTTTTTAAAAGAATGTGGAATGAATAGTTTTATGAATTCAATATGTCCTATTTTAAACAAAAATGGCACACATAAATTTGTAAAATATAATGGTAATTTAATTCATCATGGTGAAATATTTGAAATGAATCATTTATTTGGTAAATATGCTCCATTTATGAGTTATGTTTATAGAATAAATAAATATGCTGCGGAATCTGTTAAAACATATTTTAAAAATAATAAATTTGATAATGATTCAGATATTACTATATGGTTATTAAATAATTGTAATAGTTTTGAAGTATATAATAATATTGGAAAACCTTTAAAAGAACAAATAATAGGACATGACAGTATTGGTTGTACATTATACTGTGGAGATAAAAATATAGATCATATATATTGGTGTGGTTCAATATTAGATACTGATAATGTTAATGTAATGAATGGTTTTACACCAACAATAGTTCAAGTTGCTGCGGGGGTTTTATCTGGATTATCGTGTATTATGGAACCAAAAAAATCAAACTTAGGATTATTATATTCTAGTGATCTAGATACTAATTATATTTTACAAAAAGCAGTACCATTATTGGGTAGATTTTTTTTCCAAGAAATTCCAATAAATTTATTTGATAAAACATTAAAAATAACAACAAAACAAATAATAAAATAAATATTTATACGTCTCTTAAATATAATTTAGGTTGTAATTCTGACTTTAAATACAAAGGATGTTTAGGAACCCCTTTTTTTGAAATATCAATACAATAAGGCGTATCAATTAAATTACTCAACCATTCTGGCTCTTTTTGATTATTACCCCAAGCATATATAACTCTTTCTGTTAATCCAAGTAATGTTTGAATATGTTGTATATTATCTTCACCTACAGGGTCATCTGTATATTTTAATGCTTTTGGATCAGTACTACGAAAAGCATATAAATTACCTACAAAAACACCTCCATAACCCCATGATTTTGAAAAATTTACTACTCTACGAATTGTTGGATCATCTACATTAGCATCAGCTGTGGACGGATTTAACATTATAAATAAAATCTTGGGCTTTTCTTCATCCCAAATACGCGAAAGTTGATATCTGTATTTATCGTCTTGTGATATTACCGCATGTTTTTTCATACCTCCTTTAATTAACTTATATTTTTTAGTTTTATTATGTTTTCTCTTATGAGATTTTGTTTTTTGAACCATAATATATTTATATATTATGGTTTGATTTTAAATATTCAATTCTGTATTAATTAATTCAAAATCCTTTGAAACATGAACCAATTATCATAATTATCATTTTCTGTATATAAAGTGAAATTATTTATATCTGAAAAAATACAATCTACTAGTATTATTTGATCATCTTTAACTAAATAGTTATTTTTAAAATATAAATTTAATTTGTCATCAAATGTTTTTAACCACCAGTCAATTTTATCTTTATGAATTACAAAAAAACCTCCTGCAATTGAATTTTGATGAGCAGGTATTTCAGTTACTGGTAATCCTTTGACATTTTTATCATTAATTAATTTACATAAATAATTCATAAATATTTTATCATTATTTATACACGCATAATGTATTGTATTAATATTTAATTTTTGTATTGCTAAATCATTTCCCCAGTTTTTTAGATCATTTACATTTAAATCATTATGTCTATTACGAAAATAACCTATATCACACCAACCATAAAAATCTGTATTAAAATATTGATTTTGTATAGTTTCATTGACAAACCATATTTTTTCACTCCATAACATATTTATTTCCCAATTAACAACATTATTTAATAATGTATTTTTTTCGTGATTTTTTATCCAATAACTTTTATATTTATAATTATTAAATTCTTCAATTGGTTTCAATATAATTTTAATTTTAGGGTTTTCTCTCGTATTAATATATTTAAAAGTATTTTCATCGGTATAAATAACTAAATTAAAATTATTTACAATAGAAATTAAGTTATTCATCCATTCAATATACGTTTTTGGATCAAATTTTGATTTAATAATATAAAAACAACTAGAAAAAGTAATACTCATTTTATAATAATAATAATTATTTTTTAAATTATTATTAGAGATTGTATATAAATTTATTTAAAAATTTATTGTATAAAGTATTATATTATTTACGAATATAAAAAGCATCACCCCATCTAAAATTTTCACACCATTTAGTTTCTACACGAAATAAATTAAATTGTTTCAAATAATCGTCCAATTCTGTAACAATCGCGCAATTTTCATAAACATAATCAGAATTAACTTCAGTATAAATATAATCTACTTTATTTAAATATTCTTCCATTCCTTTTAATGCTTTTAATTCTGCTCCTTGAATATCCAAATTCAAAAAGTTATATTCAATATTATAATTACAAATAATATTTTTTAACAATTTTGTTTGGACTTCACATGAACTTATATAATGAACATGTGGGTGAAAATGTTTATGTAATCCTAATTCTAAAATAGAAGATGATTGACCATTATTAGAACGATTAAATTTTACAGTTTCAATTTGATCTGATACAACGGCGTTTTCAATTTGAACATCTTGAAATTTTTTTTTACAAAAATCAACTTTGTCTTGTAAAGCTTCAACCCATAAAATTAGATTTCTAGATAAATATTTCTCATAATCTTGTAGTTCTTCACACTCATGCGCACCTACATGTAGAATACCTTTAAATTGAATATTATATTTTTTTACTAATTCATGTAAAGAAATTAACATTTTATATAAATAGTATAAAACTTTTAAGTTATAATTATTATAATATTATAACTTAAATACATATTTTAAAATAAAATATAAATATAAATGTCAAAAGTTTTTTTTCAAATTGGAACAAATAATGGTAATGATATGTTTAGAGAGTTGGTAATAAAAAATACTCCAGATATAGTTATTTTAGTAGAACCTAATATTAACTTAATAAATGAAATAAAAAACAATTATAATAATATCAAAAATGTATATATTTATAACAATGCTATATATTATACAAATGATGAAATATTAGAATTATATATACCAGCAAAAAATGGTATTATGGGTGTTAGAGCTGATAATGGTATTATATATGATAGTGGTCATTTTTCATTAGTTCCTATGAATGATTGGGGAAAAAAAGAAGATATGGTTAAATTTTTAACAAAAAGTATTACATTTGATGAAATATGTAAAATACATAATATCAAACATATTGAATATTTACAAATAGATACAGAAGGTTTTGATAGTGAAATAATTAAAATGATAGATTTATCTAAATATACTATTAAACAAATTAGGTTTGAAAAATGGGGTTTTAAGTCAGATTGCTTTACAAATTTTAATAAAGATTTATCAAATGAACTAGGAGAAAATGGTATGATAAATGCTATAAATAAACTTACCAGCTATAATTATTATATAAGTGATATTAGTGATAAAGACGGTAATGATATTATTGCGACATTGAAATAATAAAAGTAGTATTATAATAAATTTCTATACCTTTGATGAATTGTATTAGTAAATTTAGCAAATTGATTATGTGTATTAATATAAATGCTACCATCATGAACTACATGTTCATATTCCATATTTGCAATAATATGCATATGTAAATCTAATTGCTCAAATAATAATGTATTGAAATATATTACATCACATGCTGAAGAATATTGTATTGAATTTTGTTCATTAGATAAATTTAAATTATCTATTAGATATTTATTAATAACATAATTACCTGTATTCATTAGCACTTCACTTGGTGTATGTATATTATGAATTATTTTATTAGACTCTAAAAAATTATTATGTTTAAATTCATTATTTTTATATATAAATCCGGATAAATGAGAATAATTAAATCTTGGATTAGCCTTACATGGTGCTAATATAATATTTTTTTGTTCTCCTATATTTGTTTCAATATAGTTTTTTGCTGTTATAAAATAATCAATATTAGCAAAATTGTCTGAATCAATAAGTGCGATCCATTGATTTGTAGCATTTGAACATGCCTTTAATTTATTTAAAAAAGGACCTAATTTTTGTTCATTTTTAAATAATTTTAATTTTGTGTTATTTGGAAAAAATTGTTGTATTTTATAAATATCATTACCATTTTCATCTGTAATTATAATTTCATTTATAAATTCATTATCTAAATATTTTGGTAAATAATTACTTAAAAATTTATCATACCTATCTATTGTTGGAATACACAAACTAAACAACATTATTATTATTATATTATTATAATAATGTTTTTAAATACTTATTGTTTTAATAATTATAATTCTCTAACAAAACAAATATATTCTTTACTAGTATACTCTGGGTGTGTACATATTGGTGTTAAATGATGTGGTTTGTGCTCATCTTCTCCACATAAAAATACAATCTTATTTTTAAAATAATACTTACTTACTACGTCAAATAAAATATGTTGATGATTTGGTTTTTCTTTATGTAAACTAGAGTAAATTATTAAATTATATTTATTATTTTTTATGTTATCAATTATTTGTTCAACAGTAGTATTATTATAATACTCTTCTTTATCTAATAATTTTGTGTATGAAAAACCTCTACCATGTAGTTTTTTATAATCTAGATGTTTTGTTTCTTCGCAATCTTTATAAATATGTGGAAGAAATGGATATTCTTCGCATTTTTTACCAAAGATTTGTTTTAGTCCATGTAATGTTAAGCACCTTAAATAATCACCATCCGCAGGATTACAAATATATAATATGTTATCATTTACAGAAATATTAGTTTTTTCAATTATATATTTGGAAATTTCTACTGTAGTCAAATTTTTTTTTGTATAATCCAATAATAATTGGATATATTTATTACATTCATCTAATTCTTCAATTGTTAACTGATTTACTGAATTATTTATATTTATATTATATTTTTGTGTTAAAAAAAGAAATAATTTATTTGTATTTAAAATAATATTTTTTGGAAAATTAAATAACCTTTCCTTTGGACAATTTTCCAAATTTTCAAAATAAGGAATACATCCACAAGCTAAAATTTCATAATGTCTCATACAATCCCATCCTCCTTTTTTTTTTGTTATAGCAAATAATGAAGTATTATAACTATTATAATAATCTGATTCATTATCATATATATATGTGCTTTCACCTACACCAATTGGAACATAGTTAGAAAGGATGTGTTTTTTATTTGGTATATGTTTGACTATTTTTTCTTCTGGAATTGAAAATGTTATTGGAAATAAATTCGTATTAATCATATTTTAATTATATAAATATAAATATATATAATGTTTACCGCATTACACGATTTAGATAAAAAAATGCTAAAATACTTAAATTATACAAACGGAATATTTATAGAAGCTGGTGCAAATAATGGAATAAATCAATCAAATACTTATTATTTGGAAAAAGAATTAGGATGGAAAGGATTATTGGTAGAGCCTAATTATATATTATGTGAAGAATGTAAAAAAAATCGAATAAATTCTATTTGTGAAAATTACGCTTTAGTAAGTGATAATTATAATCAAGACACAATTAGTGGTAATTTTAATTCTAATGATAGTTATGGGTTAATGTGTATGGTAAAAGATGAAGGTGATTACTGTGATCCTCAATGGAAAATAGAAAGAGATAAAATAACAAATACTATTAAAGTTCAAGCAATTACATTAAATAAATTACTTGAAAAGCATAATATAACAAATATAGATTTTTTCAGTTTAGATGTAGAGGGTTATGAAATATCTGTATTAAATGGATTAAATTTAAATAAATATAGACCAAAATTTATGTTAATTGAAAGCGCAAATAGAGAAATATTACAAAATACTATTAGAGAATATATGTTAAATAAAAATTATAAATTTATAGAAAGATTGTCTCAAAATGATGATTTATTTATTGATAAATTATTATAATTCTATTTGTATCAAATGATTTATAAATTCTATCTGGGTTTTCCACCATAATAATAAATTATTTTGTATTTCTTGTAATTCTTCAGGATTTGTTAAAAGATTTTTACATTTTATAACAACTTTTTCCCAACTTTCATCATAAATAAATGGAGGTAAATTATTATTATAATTAAATGTTATATTTATTTCATCAGATTTTCCAACAATTACAGGTATAGCACCTGATACAATTGCTTCATATATTCTAAAACAATCTAGGCTAATATTACCTCTACCACATATTACAAATATAGAATTATTATATATATCAAAACATTTTTCAGGTGAATAAGGTAAATTATTAATATCCCAATTATTATTTACAAATATTATATTTGTGTTTGGTATATTATTTTTAAATATATGTGACATATGTGAACGGTCTGATTTCAAAGTTCCAATAAAGGAAGCATTATATATTCGTTCACTCATTTTTTTTATATTAATAGATAACGATTTTTTACCATTCAAAAAATATTTAGAATAACCCAATAGTAATTGATAATTATTTGAAGAATAATTATAATGACTATGATTATATTGCCTAAATAATATTTTTGTATATTTTTCCAACATTGTAATATTTTTATTACTACCACATTCATCTGATAAATAAAAAATAGCTATTGGTTTTATATATTTTACTACATCGATTAATTCATTTATATTACAAACTGTATTTATTATAATAATATTATTTTCAATAATATCATTTCTATTTAAAAATAAATTTAAACTTTCATTTTCAAAAATCTCTACTTCTGTATTTTCAATATTAAATAAAATATCTTTTAATATAAAATCAAATTCCCAAGAGGCATTTTTTAAATATAATATTTTCATTTTTTATAATATATTATAATAATTTATAATATATTACTCACAAAAACATATTTTTATATAAATAATATTAATTATATTAATTCTATATCTATTCCACTAGTAAAATGTGTAAAATAATTTAAATTTATAAAATTTTTTATATACATTTTTTTAATATCATTTGGTAATATATTGAAATTTGGATAAAAAATTTCTTTCCAAAAATACCAAATTTTATTATATCTTTCATCTAACCAATAAATTAAATTATTATCTATAAAAAATATAGATAAAATAGACTGATCATCTTGATGATATTTTGAATAATTTGAAATATTATTATTATATAATTCTAATAATTGTTCAGCATGATATTTTGGTTGATAAATAATAAACCCTCCATTAATATGATCATTGTAATCTTTATTTTCTCCTGATAACGCATGCCATTCTTTACCAGTTTTTTCCCAACCTGATCTAATTTGTACCATTTCTCTCCATTCATAATTATTACAATATTTTCTTTCATTAATTGCGCCTATTTTTCCAATAGGTATTTGATTTAATGGTAATGGTGGCGAATTTGTATTAACATATATATCAGAATCTATTGATAATACAAAATCATAATCTTTAAATTTATCAGGTATTAACATTCTTTGCCAATAAAATTTTTTATTATTCATATTAGGTTCATTGCGAATTAATTCATTTAATATAAATAATTCATAATTATATTTAATACAGTAACTAACTAAATTATTTTTAAAATATTTATTAAAATTATTTATATATTTTTCACCTATTACAAATACAACTACAGCTATTTTCATTTTATATATAAAATAAAAAAATAATATTTAATATATTATAAAAATAAATATATTAATGATGTTCAAAATATTGAATATTATTATCGGAAAGTTCTTGTATTATATCTTGTTTTAGTTTACATATGTTATTATATTCAAGAGAACCTTCATAAAATCTTTCATGCCATTCAATATGAATTTGTTTTATATTATTTAAATATTCTGATTTTAATAATTTTGGCAATACTGTAAACTCACTACCTTCTATATCACATTTAATATAAATACATTTCTTATCATTTAAATTATTTTTATTTACTATTTCTAATAATACTTCATTAATATCTATACAATCTACATATTCTTGATGAATATCAAAAATTACCCCATTATTATTATCTTTTTTTGGGTTAATTTCAATACAATTTGATCCACCTGTATAGTCGGATAAATAATTTCCATTACTTTCCCAAACACCATAATGACTATTGAATAATATTTTACCCGAATGATCTGATATAGCTTTATTATAATGATTTAGTTCTTTATAATTAGAAAAAATATCATTATATTTTTTCTTAGAATTATTATAAACCATTGAATTTGGTTCAAAACAATATACAATGGTTTCACTAGTAAGATTAAGTTTATTAGTAAATTCTTCTAACCCTTGAAACATATTTGTTCCTAAATCTAAAAAAAACATTATATATATTTAAGTTATATTTAAGATTTAAGTTATATTTTAGTTATATTTAATAACTAAAATATTTAATATTAAAAACAATATATAAATTTATGATTTAATCTAATCCTACAGATGAAATATGATATCTTACATGAGCAACTGATGGCTCAACCCAAAAACTTTTAATATTTAATTTTCTAAATAAATCATTCATCCACCAATCAGGTGAATTATTAAATGGAATATATTTTTCAAATAATTTTTTAGCACATTCATTTGTTATTAAATAAAATGAGGCTGCTTTACTTCCACCATGACATTGTTGTGTTATTTCATTTGATTTTGGATATACTAATACTTCAGGTTTAATATTACCTTCTTTATAATTAGTCCAGTTACAATCAAATAAAATATCCCATTTACCATAATTATTTAATTGTTCAATATATGTTTTTATCAATTTTGGAATATTATCTGTAAAATATATATTATCTTCCATAATAACACCATATTCATAATTATTATCAATTATATCTTTTAAACATAAATAATGTTTATATGTACAAGAAATAAGTCCCTTACGTAATACAATTCTAGATGGATAGAATAAAATATTATTTGAATACGACGGTTCTTGAATAGTTAATTTATTAATCATATCTTCTGTAATTTCATTTTTATTAGGATGTTCCATCCATTTAATGTTGTCTAAATCAAAACCCCATTTTATAAATTCATTAGTCATAATTTTTTTTCGTTCTATATCCAAATTATGTATTAAATAATATTTTATCATTATAACATAAATATATAAATAGTATTTAAATAATATTTTGTAGTTATAATATAATGATTTCTAATCCTTTATTTTATTGTAAAAATAAAGATACATATCCACCTTTTAAAAATGGACTTTATCTTGAAGAATATTTTTTTGAAAAATTTATTTCTAATAAACTTATTTTAAAAAAAAAATATATACCTGCTCTTTGGACTAATTTTCAAATTGAGGGATGGTTTCAAAATAAGAAGTGTGAAATGCAGAATTCTTTAAACGAATGGATACAAAATAATCCCTCAGAAAATGGTTATTTTACAATTGTACAATATGATGATGGTCCATTACTTACATTACCTGAAGGTACAATTGTTTATGGAGCTTGTTCAGGTAATATACCAATTCCATTAATTTATCAAGATATCAATAATACTTTAAATAAATATATTAAACAAAAATTTAAAGAAAAGCATATATTATGTTCATTTGTTGGAAATATCACAAGTAATAATGTTCAACCAAATGTTAGGAAACTAATGATGAATAGTTTTCAGAATAATTCTAATTTTAAAATGATTAATTCAGGTGGTTGGACACCAAGTGTTAATAAAAACCTTCAACAAATATTTATTGAAACAACCATAAATTCTAAATTTGCTTTAGCACCGAGAGGTTATGGAAGAGGATCATTTAGATTTTTTGAATGTTTTCAATTAGGTACAATTCCAATTTATATATGGAATGATATAAATTGGTTACCTTTTCAAAATATAATAAATTATAATCTACTTTGTATTTCAATTCACATTTCTGAAATAAATAATCTAGAGAATAAATTACTATCTATTAGTGAAGAACAATATAATGATATGTTTAATTATTATAATAAAATAAAATATTTATTTGAATTAGAAGGAATGATGAACCAAATTATTTCAGAAAACATGTAATTAAAATATATTAAAATATATTAATATATATATTATATGAGTAAAAAAAGGAAAGCTTATGTACAATTAGATGACCCTATATTACCATTTTCTACAACAATTGATAGAAGAGAATTACCATCTAATTATGCTGGAATACCATTTGATCCACAAATTCAATATGGTGCTCAAGCAAACGGATTTTATGGTAATATACGTTATAAATTATTTGGAACAACTCGCGTATTTTTTTTTCAAATACAACCGGGACAACAAAATATGAACAATTATTATACTATTACAGTAATAGTCCCTGGAAAAAAAACTAAAATTACTTCTTCTGAACAAAGACAAATAGATATTATTAATGGGTTATGTGCTCAATTTGAATCTAAAAACCCTGAATTTATTCAACAATACACAGAAGAAGCCGTTAAATTTGTTAATTTAGCTATACAACATGTAGGCACAACTGACTGGGGTTCTGAAATACGTTCTGGAACACCAGTTGGAATGACAGTAGTATTTAATCAACTTGATTTAGGTCAGCTTGGAGAATATTATGATCCTTCAAATTTTCCAATAGCAAAAATTGATTTTAATCCTACAAAAGGTGGTAAAATTAGAAGAACAATTAAAAGAAGACACACAAAAAAAAGAAATACTAGAAAATTTAGAAAAACAATTAGAAGAAGAAAATAAATTAAAAACATTTTATTAATATTTATTACAATTAATAAAATGATTGAACAAGAATTTATAATGCTTATTATGAACTGCAAGAAATACACCTGGAAAGCAGATATTCAACGAAATTCATGGCTTAAATTAGTACCAGAATACATTAAATATTACCATGTTATTGGGGATGAAGAACTAGATTCAGAATATAAATTTGATAATGAAAATAAAATTTTATATGTAAATACTCCAGATGATTATAATTCTTTACCAAATAAAGTTATTACTTCTTATAAAGCCATACATGATACCTTTAATTTTAAATATATATTTAAAACAGATGATGACCAAAAATTAATAAATGTCAATTTTTTAGTAACATTACATAAATTACTGAAAAAAACATATAAATTTACTTATGGTGGTCACATAGTTAATAATACAATTCCTTACTTATCCGAATATTATAGAATTCATCCTGAATTACCTAAAGATTTACCTATACTTGTTACAAAATATTGTAGTGGTAGATTCTATTTTCTCTCTATTAATTCGGTTAAATGTTTATTATCAAAGAGAGAAAGTATCTCAAAAGAGTTTTTAGAAGATTATGCTATAGGATATCATTTACACGATTATTTTAAAATAAATATGCTTAGCTTAAATACTGATATTAATTTTATTGATGAACCACTTTTGTTACAAAAGGTATAAAATATAAACTGGATTTACGTAGAAAAATTTATCTTTTTTAGTGAAAATGTAGGTTTATTTTCAATATGATTCATTCTAATATTTTGATTAGAATTTATTAACCATTCTTTAGTTAAATCTGTCATAGCACGTGTATAATTTGTAGTAGTTTTTTCTATATCACTATAATCTTCTCTCTGAGTAACTGTCAAAGGAGTAATTAAATACCAATCATTTTGTTTTTGAAGACTAAACCAATACTTATCTATAGCATAGAAAAATTTGTTTTTTGGATCTTTAATTAAGTTTAGTATACCATTTCTTATGTTATTAATTAAAATATCATAATAATGATTTTTTACTATATAACCAGTTGTTGTCTGACAACTTGAGACTTTCACGCATGTATCATCAATAATTTTATGTGGAGGAACATTATTTCCAGCTATTAAAACTACATCCCAATTTTTATGTAAACTAAAAAATTTATTTATTTGATTCATAAATAATTCATGATTTAAAAACTGAATATCATCTTCAACTATTAAAATATGGTCCCAATTATTTTCTTTTGCCATTTCAATACATTTTAAATGACTCATACTACAACCTAAAGCACCATTTGGCAATTTTATCGCATTAAATCTATCTGCCTTTATACCAATTTTTTTTAATTCTTCTTCAACATATATCTGTCTGTCAGGTCTAGATTCTAAATTAATATAAAAAGCATGTTTAATTTCGGATAAATTATTTAATGACATAATTTTAAATTATATATGTATTTAATTTTAAATTATTTAAACTAATAATCTACTTTAATTAATTTAATAATTTATTAATTTAACAATTTAATAATTTAATACTTTTTTATTTAAAAAATATTCTAAAAGAATAATTAAATGATTAAAGAATATTTCACCGATATAGAAAAAATAATGATATCAAAACATATTAAATCAATATCTTCAAAAGACGCAATAGAAGATTTTAATAAATTAAAAATAATAGGTGATAACTTAGTAAAAAATCCTTATGATATTTCTTCTAGATGTCGTATTGGCAATAATATTGTTGATTATTTTACATTTACTGAGAGACTTAATACAAAAGGCAAATATGATATTAATTTTTTTGAATTTATGATCAATATTGATGAATTTAAAAAAAAGAAATTTATTATGAATATGATTAATTATTATGATACTGTTAAAAATAAAAATAAAACTAAAAATAATTATATTGTCCTAAAAGAAGTATATAATATATGTATTAGCGCAATTAATATATTCAGACCATTATTAGCTATGGAAATATACGCTAAATACAACCCTAAAAGCATTCTTGATTTTACTTGTGGTTGGGGTGGAAGATTAATTGGCGCGTGTGCTTTAAATATTCCTAATTATATTGGAATTGATATTAATACTAATTTGACGAATTCTTATTTAGAAATGAAAGATTTCTTAAAAACATATTCAGAAACAAATATTGAAATTTATATTGAAAATGCGGTTACATTTGATTATTCAAAAATTAATTATGATATGGTTTTAACTTCACCTCCATATTATTTTTTAGAAAAATATTCAAATAACGAAACCTATAACAATTCTAAAAATGAAATGAAAAATAAATTTTATATTCCCGTAATTACAAATACTTATAAGCATTTACAACAAGGCGGTAAATTTTGTTTAAATGTAAATAAAGAAATTTATGAAGATGTATGCGTTAGCTTGTTAGGCATTGCTAATGATATTATACCTTTTAAAAAAAGTAAAAGGCAAAATAATTATGAAGAATATATTTATGTTTGGTATAAGTTATAAAAGTAAAAAATAAAAACTAAAACTAAAACTAAATATTTAATAAATGCCACCTAGGTGAATTCTTGCGCTTGCTGTTGCTTTTGGTTTATGCCCAATATATCTAGCATATTCTGGTGAAAACTTATTGGGTACTTGTTGTTGAGGTTTGTGTTGATATTGTTGAGGTTGTTGGTGTTGTTGGTGTTGTTGAGGTTGTTGAGGTTGTTGCTTTTGAGGTTGAACAATAGATTGATTATATATATCACCTTTTACTTCATCTATTTTATCTTTTTCAAGTTGAAGTAATAAATCTTGTGGAATTTGTTTTCCTTGAGATAATAATGATTTTGCCAGAATTTCTCTTCTCTCTTTACTTGTTGGATAATAAGGAATATTAGTCCAATCATTTGTAACAGGCATAATTTGGTTTGTTTCTTTCAATTTATCTGGATTAATTATTTTTCTTTTTGGTTCTCTTAAATCATAATTATAAAATTGATCATTTTCAAATCTAACATGAGTTAAAAATGTTTGAATATTAATTACAAAAATACGTTGATTATCTACTATAAAAATATTATCATTAGGGTTATCAGATTTAGAACTTATATTAAATTTTAATGTGGTAATTGTTTTTAAACCATCAACTCCATTATCTTTATCCATTCTCCACGGATCTTTCTTACTTATAATGCGTGTTATTCCATCAAACAATTGTAGAATTTGAGGACTACCTATATCATAAAATGTTGAACGATCAATTTTTATACCATA